ATTGCTAGGAAAGAACAACGACATATCATAATTTACTTGACAAATCAACTAAAATAGTGTATAATATATGACAATTCTTAGTGCATTGATTGGGCCAGTGGCAGATTTAGCTACAGGCTTTCTAAAGAACAAAGCTGAAGAGAAGCAGGCAAAGCATCAGGCTAAGATGTCAGTTATACAGAACGATGCTGATTGGGAAAGTAAGATGGCAGATGCATCAGGCCAGAGCTGGAAAGACGAGTTCTGGACTATTGTGTTAGCTATTCCAGTATTTATGGTTGGTTATGCTATTGCAGCTAACGATGTAACAATCATTGCAAGAGTCTCTACAGGTTTTGAAGCGTTAGAGAAACTGCCTGAGTGGTACCAATATTTATTGTTTATAGCTATTAGTTCCAGTTTTGGTATACGTGGAGTTGATAAAATAATGCAGATGAGAAAATAACTATGGCTTTACCACCTAGAATAGCAAGTGACTTTGACACACGTAGAGGCGTACCTACTGGCATGTTGACTGGAGTACCTCCTGTTGGGTTTGTTAAGCCTACGGTACCTACAATTCCTACGCAGCCTGTAGTAAGTCAACCACGTATGACTACAATGCCAGTAGCAGAGAAGTTTACTCAACCAGCACCTATGGTCACTCCTGCGCCTGTGGTCACCCCTGCACCTCCAGTTACAACCAGAACTACAGACAGCTTGTTTGGTGACTTTATAAAACCTGCTGCTGTTGCTCCTACGTTAGCTCCTATAGCTGCTCCTGTTATTGACATTAACAAGCCAATAGCTACTAATAAATACGGAGGAGCTTTAAAATATTCAGAGCTATCTCCAGAAGACAAAGCAATTGTTGATGCTCGTAAAGCAGCAGGATGGTTTGCTGACACGACTCCTTATCAAGGTGTAGAAGCACAAGACTTTGGAGTTGCTCCTGTTTTAGAATCAACTGAGTCTGCTTTAAGCAATCTTCCTAGTTTTTTAAGTGAAGTTCAGCAACAAAAAGAAAAGACAACTGAAGAATACAACTTATTAAACTATGATCCTTCTGAGTTTGTAACTGCTGGTTTCAGCCCAGCTGCTGGTAATGTTGGTCAACGAGCTGCTGCTGAAAAAACTATTGATTATATAACCAAGAATGAAATACCTGTTTCTAAAGAAATAAACGGTCAGACTTACTATCTTACTACAGGTTTAGGTGAGGATGTTCTTTCTAAAACTTTAGGCGATGAATATAAAGGTTTAGGCGCTTACGAGTCTTTTGGTGAGCCGGGTACATACTCTACTGTTTATGTAGAGCCTGAGAGTGTGTTAGACGATCCTTTGCTTTCAGTTGTGTCTGCTTTTGTTCCGCCACTTGCTGCTACTGTTGCTGTTGCTAAAGCAGCTTCAGGAGAAACATTAAATACAGGTGACTGGCTTTCTTTAACGACTGCTGGTTTAGAAGCTGCTAATGTTATAACCCCTCCTTCTGTACCTGCTGGCGGTTTAGGGCCAGTGGATGAAGGTGTTGGTTTGTTTGGCACTACTTACAACCAAACTAAAAATATTCTTGAAGGAGCTGGCTCGATTGCTGAGGGTAATCCTGCTGGTGCTTTGATTAAAGGTTTTGATTTAGCAACTCCTGCACTTGATGCAATAGGAATAAGTCCTGAAATCTTTGATAATTCTGTTGTTGAATACGATGCTTTTAAAGAAGCAGTAGAAGAAGCTGGAGCAGCGGTAGCTAACGGTGAAAGTTTAGAAGATGCTTTAAAAGCTGGTGTTATTGATTATGTTAAAGAATCCAAAGATTTAGGATTAGGTGCTGTAGAAGATGTTGTAAGAGAAATAGGCAGCGCCATTGACGATAACTTTTTCCAGCCTATTCTCAACGCTCTACCTGAAACAGAAGGTGACTTACTAGATGGACTGAAGCAATTTGGAAGTGCTTTTGATGATGAAGTCTTACAAGAAATTAAACAAGGTGTTACAGACTTTGCTCCTCAAGTAGAAGATTTTGTACGTACAGTTGGTAGTGGCACTGAAGATGTAGTAAGAGCTGTTGGTAGTGGTCTTGAAGATGTTATCCGTCCTATTGGTTCACAAATAGAAGACATTGCTAAAGCTACCGGTAGCACAGTTGGCGATGTTCTTGAAGGCGTTGCGGACTTGACTGGAGACTTAGGTTCTACTATTGAAGATGCTATACGCGCCGGCGGTAGTAACTTAGAAGACTTTATACGCCCGATTGGTTCAACCATTGAAGACATTGCAAGAGTAACAGGCAGCACAACTGAAGATGTACTTAAAGGTGTTGCTGGAGTAGGCGGTGAAATAATTGGTGAGATTGGTGAGGTAGGTCAGGACGTTATAGATGCTCTTGGCCCTATTGGCTCACAAATAGAAGATATTGCACGAGCTACAGGATCAACAGTTGAAGATGTCATAAAAGGTGTTGCTGGTTTAACTGGAGACTTAGGCGCTGGTATTGAAGATGTAGTGAGAGCTACAGGAAGTGGTCTTGAAGACGCTATTAGAGCTACTGGAAGCGAGTTAGAAGACTTTATCCGTCCCATTGGATCTCAGATAGAAGACATTGCTAAAGCCACTGGCAGTACAGTTGGTGATGTTTTAGAAGGTGTTGCTGATCTAACAGGAGATTTAGGTTCTAGTTTAGAAGATGCTATTAGAGAAGGTGGCAGCGCGTTAGAAGATTTCATTCGACCTATTGGCTCAACCATTGAAGACATTGCTCGTGTGACTGGCTCTACAACTGAAGATGTGTTGAAAGGTGTAGCTGCTTCTGGCAAAGAAGTTATTGGCGAGATTGGCGAAGTAGGCGAAGACATTTTAAATGCTCTTGGCCCACTAGGCTCTACACTCGAAGACTTTGCACGAGCTACAGGATCAACATTAGAAGATGTGTTAAGAGACGTTGGTGGTTTAGGCGAAGACATCTTAGGTGGTGTAGCAGAGCTTGGTGGTGAACTTGCAGGAGCTATCAGAGAATCCGGCAGTAGCCTTGAAGATTTTGTAAGAACTACTGGCAGTTCACTAGAAGATCTTGTTAAAGAATCAGGCAGTTCTCTTGAAGATATTGTAAGAGGCACAGGAAGCACCCTAGAAGACGTTGTAAGAGCTTCTGGCAGCACCTTAGAGGATGTGGTAAGAGTTTCAGGAAGTGGCTTAGAAGACGTTGTACGAGCTACAGGAAGTACAATGGAAGATTTGTTAAGAGCTACTGGAAGCACTATTGAGGACGGTATTCGAGTCTTAGGTAGTGGCTTTGAAGATTTACTTAAAGCAACAGGCAGTAATTTAGAAGACTTACTCAAAGCAGGCTTTGGAGGTTTATCAGCTCAACAGTCTCAAGAAGCACAAGCAGCTCGTAATTTACAACTAGCAACAAGAACCACAGACAGCTTATTCAAAGACTTTAAAGGTTTTGAAACTGAAATTGGATCAACACAAGAACTTGTACAACTACTACCAAGACAATAAAGGAACATCGCATGACATATCTACAATTAGTAAACAGTGTATTACGTAGATTAAGAGAAGACGAAGTAGCAACTGTAGATCAAAACAGCTATTCACGCTTGGTAGGTGAGCTTGTAAACGAAGCTAAGGAAACTGTAGAGAACAGTTGGGATTGGACTGGCTTACGAACTACTCTTATTATTCCAACTGTGAAGTCAACTTATTTGTACACTATTCCTGATTCACAGAATAAAATTAAAGTGTTGAACATTATCAATGATACTGGCAATGTTTTCATGGCGCGGCGCGGTAGTAGCTGGATGCGTAACTTGTTCTTAAATCAAGATCCTCCAGAAAGTTCACCACAGTACTTTAACCTTAAAACACTAGATGCTAACGGCGATAATGTTTTTGAAGTATATCCTATTCCAGATGGTGTGTACGACTTAAACTTCAGCATTGTAAAAAGAGAAGGTTATTTTACTGAAGATACTGACAAGTTAAAAGTACCTACACAACCTGTTCTATTACTGGCTACAGCATTAGCCGCTAGAGAGCGTGGAGAGACGGGCGGTACTTCAGCGGCGGAACAGTTTGGACTAGCTGACAGGTCTATTGCAGATGCTATTGCGTATGACGCTGCTCAACATCCTGACGAGACTATTTGGACGACTGTATAATGGCTCAAGAATTAAGAAACATAACAATCTCAGCACCGGGTTTCTTGGGGATAAACACTCAAGATTCTCCTATTGGTCTTAATCCAGCTTATGCCTCTGTCGCTGATAATTGTGTTATTGATCAGTTAGGTCGTGTAGGTGCTCGGAAAGGTTACGAACTACTTACAACTAACGGCCCTGCTGTACTAGGCACCAGTGATGGTATCTGCTGTATATTAGAGTTTATCAGCAGAGCAAATGTTACTACTGTATTCTCAGCAGGTAACAACAAGATATTTACAGGTATTACTACATTAGTTGAAGTAACGTTGCCTGTAGGCTACATCATTACTGCAAATGACTGGAAGATGATTTCTTTCAACAACAATGTTTACTTTTTCCAAGTGGGACATGCACCACTAATTAGCACAGCAGGTTCTACTACACTAACAGCATTAACTTCTTCAGGTTCAAATGTACCGCCAGCAGCTGCAGAAGCTATCGCTGGTTTTGGTAGACTATGGGCTGCTGATACAGCTACCAATAAATACACAGTGTATTGGAGTTCGTTACTTGACGGCGCAGATTGGCATGGTGGTTCATCGGGATCTATTGATTTAACAACTGTGTGGCCTAATGGTTACGATGAAGTAGTAGCCATGACTGAACATAACGGATTTCTGTTGGTGTTTGGCAAGAAAAATATTCTTGTGTTTTCAGGAGCAGAAAGCCCTAATGCTTCCTTGACTTTAGAAGACACAATTGAAGGTACAGGTTGTATTGCAAGAGATTCAATACAGTCTACAGGTACAGATTTAATCTTTTTATCGACTCGTGGCTTAATGTCTTTACAGAGAATTATTCAAGAAAAGTCACTTCCTCTTAACGATATAAGCAGTAATATTAGAACTGATTTGCTAGCTTCTTTAACACAGGAAATACAGGCCAACGGACACAGAAAAGCAATCAAAGGAGTTTACAGTCCTGTAGATGCTTTTTATCTATTAGCTTTCCCAGAAAGCCAAGTTGTGTATTGTTTTGATGTAAGAGCACCATTAGAGAATGGCTCGTTTCGTGTAACTACTTGGTCAGCAGTAAACCCCAGAGGCTTTAGTGTTTTTGCTGACGATTCTTTATACATGGGAAGAGTTAATGGTATTGTTAAATATGACGGATACCTTGACAACGAAGTACAATATCAAATGCGTTACTTCAGTAACCCAACAGACTTTGACACTGCTGCTAATTTAAAGTTTTTGAAGAAGTTTAACTTAACAATTATTGGTGGTCAAAGCACACAGACCACTTTGAATTGGGGTTACGACTACACCTCCTCTTTTCAGAAACAAGAATTTACTTTTGGTTCTAGTAGTATTGCAGAGTACGGCTTAACTGAATATAACACAGACGGTGAATATTCTGCATCTATTATCATCCAAACACCGAAGGTAAACAGCACAGGTAACGGTTCTGTGGTAACTGTGGGTATTGAGGCACAGATCAATAACGCTTCTTTTTCTATACAAAAAATTGACATACACGCTCTATTAGGGAGACTTATCTAATGGCCTTAAACGACATGGCTTTTAATCAAGCTTTACAAACACTTCCACAAAACATAAGTCCTACAGGATTTAATCAAACAGCTTTTAATCAAGATGCTCAAACAGGCGCTAATACGCTATCAGGTATGCTAGGTACGGCAGGCGCTGGTTCAAACACTGGCGGCGGCATGGGCAATATATTAGGTGGCTTGTTGAACCTAGGAGGTGCTTACTACAGCGGTCAAGAAGACATTAAAGGTGCCCAACAGTTTGGTCAGCAAGCTTCCGCTGCTGCACAACAGCTAGGACAGCAGGCAATTGGTGCTTCTCAGTTTAAACCTTTCACTGTCACTACGGGCGCAGGTGCAACTACAACCACACCTACAGGCGGGTTTAACTTAGGTTTGTCACCAGAGCAGGCAGCAATGCAACAACAGCTGACTCAACAAGCTGGTGGTTTGTTTGGTGGAGTAACTGGCGACATTGGTCAGGCTAGTCAAGACATCTACAGCCAGATCAGAGCGCTACAATCTCCTGAAGAAGAACGTGCTCGTTTGCAAATGCAAGAGAACTTATTTGCTAGTGGTCGTGGTGGTATATCCTCTGCACAGTATGGTGGCCAAGGTGCTGAAGAATTTGGTTACAATCAAGCACAACAGGAAGCCATGAATCAAGCAGCTTTCCAAGCTCGTGCAATGGCGTTGAGTGAACAAGAGCAAATGCTTGGTTTGGGGAAGGGCCTCTTAGGTCAAGCATACGTACCACAGCAGCAGCAACTTGATGCACTTGCCGCTGGTACTAACCTTGCCAACATTGCAAGTACGGGTGCTAGAACAGGGGCTGAGTTACAATCTCAACTGGGCAGCACAGGTCTTGAAGCGCTATTAAGAAGCTATGAGTCAGGAATTGCCGGGGA